TACTATAGACGTAACGAAGATTTTGGAGCATATGTCACAGCGCGCTGTATAAATAAAAGAACCACTACCGAAAAGCCCAATCTTGACGGTATGTGTTCCGATCAATTTAGTATTGAAGCTTGGTGTAAAAAAACTGGCTCTAAAATAACAGGCAAGCCGCGTCGAGCTGTAGAAGAGAAAGTAGAAGCTCCAGAGGAGGAGATCCAAAGCGATCAAATTAATGCGAGAAGACTCTCTAGTGGCATGATAGAATTTAGCATACCAAATTATATTATCACAGAAGCAAAAGCGAGAGGCAAAAAACTAGGGAAACTGAACGGCTCAATCCTTGATGGAAAGGGAAATACAACGGGATACGTTGGCCAAATCATGTTTCAAAAAATCTTCGGCGGGGTTGATACCGATGAAGAATCCAACACGAAAAAGTTTAGATTTGATGTCTCATTCAAGGGAGAAGGTTGGGAGATAAAAACTAAACATACTACAATGAATTTTGTGGATTCTGGCTATGACGCCTCTATATCTTGTAATACACCGCAGCAAAAATTTGATAAAGTTGTGTTTTTTCGCGTTAAATTATGGGAAGATAAAGATAAAAAAATTCCTGCGAAAAATCCAAAAGGATGGTTTGGGGGATACGCTTCGTATGACCAATGGATGGAAAATAGATTTTTTGCTAAAAAAGGAGATGTAGATCCAAGTAATGGGCATAAAGAGTATTGCGATTGCTGGAAAATGAAATACGGATCAATGCTTGCGCTTCCTAACCCACAATTAGAAATTATAACAAATGGATGACCATCTAATAAGATTTCAAAAGAAAAAATTTCTTTTTTTAGATTTCGAGACTTTTAATTTAGCTCTCCATGATTCTATTAACTTGCCTTGGCAGGTAGCTACTATACTAGTTCAAACAGTAGAGGATGAATATGGCAATATTCGTAATGATGAAATATCACGTGATGACATATATCTTAAATGGGACAGTGATCTTAAAATAGGAAAAGGGGCTCGTCAAATAACAGGCTACACAGAGACAAGGTTTCGTCAAAAATGTATCCCCGAAGAAGAAGGCTTCAAGACTGGTATAGAAAACACGGTAAGGAATATAATCATCTTCCACATAAAGTTATAGATACTCTCTCAATAGCTAGGTCTATAAACTTGGAGTACCCCTATAAGCCGAATGAAATGTCTTTACTAGATTTTCAAATGAAAATGCTTAGCATAAGAAAAAAGGGGATGAGAACATCTTTAGGAGCTTTAGGTAAATCTAACTCTATAGAACATGATTACGCTAAATTGCATGATGCTTTGGTCGATTTGGAATTAAATTTAAAAGTTTGGGATAAGCTAAAGTACCAAATAGATTTTTAAATATCTAATTAGGCATCTATAATTAAGGAATGCCAAGTTTAGATTTTGTTTATGATTTAGTAGAAAAATTTGATGATGAAAACCTCGATTACCTTGTTATGTCGATGCGCGAAGGAAAAGCCGAGAATAAGGTTGATGTTTTTTTCAATATAAATCCAGAAGCAGAAGATACGTTTTACGCTTCATTAGATGAAATAAAGAGTATATTAAAAAAGAGGACAGGGAAGAATGCCATTAACAAAAAACCCAAAAGGAAAAGAAGGAAAAAAGGCGACTAGCTTTTCTTCACGATTTAAAAAATTAAACCTCCCACTTCACGGGGTGAGGTTGCCCAAGTTTCACATTGAAGAAAGATATATTAAGCAGTTTGGTTTAAAAGCAGATATAAACACTTATGATTTTCTTAGAGAAATTTGTCTGAAAAGGTTTTCAGAGCTTGGCTTAAATAAGTCTCCAGATAAAAAAGTTTATATTGATAGGGTAAAATATGAACTTGAAATTCTAAAAGACCTCGATTTTACAGAATACATCTTGCTGGTATGGAAGGTGGTTTCTTATTGCCGAGAGAATGATATACCACTGGGGCTTGGCAGGGGATCTGCCGCAGGAAGTATGGTTTTGTATCTTTTACAGATAACTCAAATAGACCCCGTTAAATATGATTTGTTTTTTGAGAGATTTGTTTCCAAAGCTAGAGCTAAAAAAACTATAGTAGACGGAGTCACATATCTTGACGGGTCATTAATGTGTGATGTTGATGTAGATGTATGCTATTACAGAAGGCAAGAAGTTCTCAAATATTTAAAAGAAGAATTTAGCGGCAACACTTCAAAAATACTCACCTTAAACACTTTGAGCGGGAAACTCGTAATGAAAGAATGCGGTAAAGTGGCGGGTGGAAAAGAAGAATCCGAAATGAATGGTGTCTCAGCACTAATCCCTAAAGTATTTGGTCAGGTTAAAGATATAACTGAAGCTTACGAAGAAGTTCCCAAGTTTGCTGAATGGTGTGATAAAAATCCTAAAGTTTATAAGATAGCATTAAAACTTAGAGGCCTAGTGAAAAATAAAGGAGTTCACCCTTCTGCAATATTATTATCCCATAGTAAGCTAGTAGAGAGCTGCCCCTGCGAGTTAGATTCCAGTAAAGAGCCAGTTTCTTCTTTTGATATGGAGTGGTCTCAAATGTTCAATGTTAAGCTGGATGTTTTAGGGCTGAGGACTACCTCCGTTGTCGATGCTTGTTGTAAAATTTTAAAGAAGAATAAAAATATTGATATAAAGCCCGATGAAGTTGATTTAGATGACCCTTTTATTTATCAAAATTTATTTGATTTAAAGCAACGTCACGGCCTGTTTCAAATTGAAGCAGACGCTAACTATGAAGTATGCAGGAAAGTTAAACCTAAAAACTTAGAAGAGCTTAGTGCGGTTTTAGCTTTAGCTAGGCCGGGAGCTATGCAGTTTGTAGATCAATTTGCCGCATATACAAACAATGATGTTTACGAGGTTATTCATCCCTTCTTTGATGACATTCTGAAAAGCACCGGAGGTGTGTGTCTATACCAAGAGCAGATGATGAAGATGGCCCATAAAATTGGTTTTACTTTAGACGATGCTGAATTGTTGCGCCGGATTGTAGGCAAGAAGAAAGTAAACGAAGTCAAGAAGTGGAAGAAAAAAATTAAAGATAAAGTCAAAGAGAACAACCTCGAAAAAGAAATTGGGGATATCCTGTGGGAAGTACTAGAGGACTCCGCTAATTACTCTTTTAATAAATCTCACTCTATATCTTATGCTTCTTTGGCAGCTATAACAGCTTTTCTTAAATTTAAGTATCCTCAAGAATTCTTTTTGGCGTTGCTTCAGATGACTCGTTACGAGCCTGACCCAATGGCAGAAATTTCTAAAATAGCTAGGGAGCTTCCTAAATTTAACATAAAGCTTTTGGGGCCGCATTTAATGAAATCTGAAATGGATTTTTGCATAGAAGGCAAAGACATTAGGTTTGGACTCACTTCCATCAAAGGCATTGCTGAAAAATCTATACAAAAACTTCAGTCTTTTAAAGATCAATATTCTAATAAGTTTGAGGTATTTCAAGGAGCTTCACAAGCTGGTCTTGGTATTGGTATATTATCGGGACTTATCCAAGCTGGAGCTTTGGAGGGTTGTCACGATGGGTCACGTAGTCGGACAGTGGCAGAAGCACAACT